GAAGTATCAACATCAAGTTGAAAATAATCGACAACTCGGAAAGCGAGGCGGCAGGCCGTCAAAAACCGAATCGGTAACCGAATCGAAAGCCAACCATAACCCTAAGAAGATACAGATACAGAATAAGAATATAAATACATCGTCGAAATTCGACGAGTTCTGGAATGCTTGGCCTGCCTCCAAACGCAAGGTCGCAAAAGCAGAGTGCCAGAAGAAGTGGGCGAAGGCTGGGCTTGACTCTGTGGCGGAGACCATCATCTCCCAAGTCAACATTCTCAAGGTGACTGACCAATGGACTGGCGGGTTTGAGCCAGCACCGCTGACGTACATCAACCAACGTCGATGGGAAGACGATGCAGGCACGCCAGCCGTGGGTCGGAGGGTCATATGACGCCTGTCGAGCGTATGCTGGGTATGCTGACTAAGGTCAAGGGTCGCAATGGCTCTTGGACTGCGTGCTGTCCTGCCCACAATGACAAAGGCCCATCACTGGCAATCCGTGAGACGGAAGACGGTCGCGTGTTGCTTCACTGCTTTGCGGGTTGCGAGACCTTGAACGTAGTGCAGGCGCTGGGCATGGACATGACCGACTTGTTCCCGCCTGACGACAAGCGCCGCGAGTACCCAGTCGAAGGCAAGAAGAGCATGAAGCCTGCGTTCTACGCCAGCGACTTGATGCGCATCATTTCGTTTGAGGCTTTGGTGGTATCCATCTGCGCTTACGACATGAGCCAAGGTAAGAAGTTGAGCGAAGGCGACAGAGAGCGAATGAAATTATCACAACAGCGAATTGAAGAGGCAATGAAATATGCAAATGTCTGACATACAAAAAAGAGCGCAGGAATTAGACGCGGCTCGGAAAATCCGTATCGTCAAACCAGACGAGGTGGACTTTGAAAAATACCTTAAAGCCAATGACGTTGCGCAGAAGGTCAAGCAAGCAAACGAGTTTTTGGATGAACTTCAAGACGAACTTGCAAACCCAGTGGTGGACAACTACCAGACTATGCCGTGGTCTAAGACTCACCAAGGCTTTCAGTACCGCGCTGGTGAGGTGACGCTTTACGCTGGTGGCAACGGTGGAGGCAAGAGCATGGTTACGGGCATGATTGCCTTGGGGCTTATCAAGCAAAAGCAAAAGGTGATGATTGCTTCGTTTGAGATGAAACCTAAGCGGACGTTATTTCGTATGCTTCGCCAGTTTGCAGGCGAGAACATTGATGCGCCACGCTATTTCGACAAGAACCGCTACCTCACAAACCTGTTTGACCGCATGAGGGGTTACGCCTGCGACTACCTTTGGCTGTATGACCAGCAGGGTACTGTGACCGCACAGCAGGTAATTGCGGTGTCTCGCTACAGCGCAGTTGAGTTGGGCGTGCAACACATTTTCATTGACTCGTTGATGAAGTGCGTGTCTGGCGAGGACGACTACAACGCTCAGAAGTCTTTTGTGGATGAGTTGACATCTCTGGCGCGTGACCACAATGTCCATGTTCACCTCATTCACCACATACGCAAGTTGCAAAGCGAAGAGGTGAAGCCAAACAAGAATGACATCAAAGGTTCAGGCTCAATCAGCGACCAAGTGGACAACGTCCTAATGGTGTGGCGCAATAAGAAAAAAGAACATGATGCACAAAACGGCGTGGTTGATGTAATGATTCCAGACGCCTATCTAATGTGCGAGAAGCAACGCAACGGTGAAGCTGAGGACTGGTACTCGCTTTGGTATCACAAAGACAGTCAGCAGTTTGTTGAGCATCACGATTCAATGCCGATGTCATTTGACAACGGAGGAGGGTTTTGAATTATGGCAAGGAGGGCGAAGGAGAAGATGAGCATCGTCACCGTTGTCTCGTTCGGGAGGTCATCAAGATGCGCCTTAAAAATCGCGATAGCGCGTACCGCTGGTTCAATGGTTACGTTGACGAGCGTGGGAAGCGTCACAAAGGGTGGAACGAACTTCACCCCAAGTCCCGCCTTGAGGCGGATGTTAGAGAGCAATGGTCTAAAGGTAACCGAGGTAACGAAGGAGAATGGAAATGAACTTTGAAAAAAACTTACTGTCGCAGGGTCAAGCGTTTTTTACGCAAGACGAATTCAACAGAACGTTGAGTGAAGCGAAGGCTGAAATTTTGGCAGTGGCAATTGAGACAACTAAGCAGGCTATGTTTATGGAGCGTCAAGCCTGCGCAGAGATGGCTTTTGCTTATGAGGCAAAGCTGGCGGGGAAAGAGGACGACGAGAACTTCAACTCGCCGTTGGCAAACGACATTCTTAACCGCGTGCCAGCGCAACGCCAATGATTGAAATTACATTGCCTTGGCCTCCCACGGTCAACACCTACTGGCGCAACTTCAACGGTCGCACCATCATCAGCGCAAAGGGGCGCGAGTACCGCAAGGCGGTTGCTGACCAAGTGCTGATACAACGCGCCGCCAAGCACATCGACTACGCGGTGAAGGTGGAGATTCAAGCGTTTCGCCCTGACCGTCGTCGCCGTGATTTGGATAACTTGCTGAAGGCTTTGCTTGACTCCATGACTCACGCTGGCGTTATGCAAGATGACGCTTTGATTGAAGACCTGCGTGTGTACTGGGCAGACGAGGTTGGCGGTATGGTCAAGATAACCATAGAGGGAATTTTATGAATTGGATTTTGTCATTGGTTGTGGTGTACTTTTTATTCACAGGGGAGCCACCACTGATTGATGTATTGCACGGACACGTCATGCAATACCTTGCAGAGAAAGATAAAAAATGAAAACAGAACCAGAGTTGATTGACATCTACGCAATGTTTGCGTTGATGGCTTTGATGCAGAAGCCAAGCAAGGTGGCAAAGTCAAAGATTGATGTTGCCTACGAAGCGTATGAGCAAGCGCAAGCAATGCTCGACGTGCGCGAGGACTTCGTAAATAAAAGGGGAGACTGATGGATACATTTTTAAATGTGATTGGTTTATTTTTTTTGTTGTCTGGAATTGTTGCGTGGGGAGCAGTTATTTTATTGACGTGGTACTACTGGCTCTGTGAGCAAAAAGGGAGGGATTAAATGTTTGATTCATTCGGAGATTTTTTTTGGACGTTCATGGCAATGTCAGGATTCATGTTCTGGATTTGTCTGGTAATTTTTGTTGCAATGGTAATCAAGCGCAATCGCGCAAAAAGAAAGGTGTTTTATGAGTGAAGAGAGAGACCCGCATAAGGCAGTGGATTACATCCTCAAGCACGCCGCGCTCTTTGCCAAGGCTAAGGCAGAGCGCACATACATTGAAGAATATCGCAAATCATTGAAATCAATTTTGATGAAGCGAAGCATGGAGACTGCGATTGGTGCGCAAGAGCGCGAGGCATACGCGCACCCTGAGTATGTGCAGTTACTTGAAGGATTGAAAGAAGCTGTGCTGATTGAGGAGCGGTACAAATGGGACATCACGGCGGCGACATTGCGCGTGGAAATATGGCGAACAGAACAAGCAAATAACAGAGCAGAAGGAAAGGCAACGCTATGAAAAAGATTTTTATTGCAGTGTGCGCAATAAGCGCATTGGCTGGGTGTTCATCCAACAAGGAACCGCACGTCACTGTGCAGAACCTCATCATGGACAGAAACATCCAACCGTTGAGTCGTGGTGAGCAGATTGACGCTATCAAGGACTGCCAAGAGGCTGGCTTACGCGCCCGTGTGATATACGGTAAACGCTACGTCAACGGCTACAGCGCTGAGACGGTCATCGACGTTATTTGTTCCAACAGATATGCGTTTTAATTCTTTTCAATGGGGCGTCATCCACGGCTTGTCGTGGGTGGTCTGCCTCGCTGATGGTTGGGTAATCCACAATCACGTTTTGTTTGGCACTGGTTTATTCTTTATGGTTTATTCAATGTGGAGGATGATTGTGACGGCTACACCAGAAGACGAAGAGTTTGAGCGCATAGAGCGTGAGCAGGCAAGCGGTTGGCGTAAGCGTCAGATTGTCTCGTTGAAGACCAGCGTCGAATCTTTTGACGATTGGGAACACA